AGTTGACAGTCCTCCCTGGACAATGGTATACTTGAGTATCACCTATCTGGAGAGGGCTTCGCTATGACCTGTATTGCTGTAGTAAGACATGAAGATAAAGTATACATGGCTGGTGATCGTGGTGCTTCAGACGACGGAACTATCTTATCACTTGATGCCCCAAAAGTTTGGAAGATAGGTCCTTATCTTATTGGATATGCAGGGTCAATGGACGGAGAAAGAATCCGTTATAATTTTAAACCAACCCCTCCCAATATTAAAGATACAGATAAGTTTATGCAAACAAGATTTATTAAAGAACTCAGAGAATTCTATAATGATTTCTGGGTTGACACATCCAAAGACGGAGACCTTGGTTTAATCATCGCTGTTCGTGGAGAAATCTATGAGCATAGTTCTGCAGATATGTCTTTATCTAAATATACTTTGCCGTACTTATGTATGGGTTCAGGAGCAGAGTATGCTTATGGTGTTTTGTATGCAACAGATAAGCAGAAAAATGCAAGAAATAGAGTATTCCAAGCAGTAAGTGCAGCAATTAAATTTAACCCTTCATGCATGGGTCCAGTTGACATAGTTAGCCTTTAAGGATATACTTATTATATGAACCATAATCACGACGACTTGTCACCAGAAGACCAAGAGTTTGGTATCTGGTTAACTAATGGAATTGAGCGGGGATGGGTAACCGAACCGTATTGCAATACTCATGATGGTGGATACCAATACATGAGTGAAGAAGAAATAGCAGAATGGGATGAAGGCGGAGATCCCTGTTGTCATGTCATCAGATTGATGATATCTTAAAAAGAGAAGAGATAAAATGAAAAAGATAATCCTAGCATTACTAGCAGTAACACTTTTGGCTACAGCAGTTCAGCCAGCACAAGCAGAAGATCAAAAAGTCTTAGCGATTATTGATACTGCAATTGATTCTAATAAAGTAAAATCTGTAATTCATGAAGTATGTTTTACTGATTCAACTGATATGGCATGTCCAAATGGAGAGTTGTTTATGGAAGGCAAGGGGTCAGCAGTTAGTAAGGTATGGCCTACAAGCATGAACAATGCCACATATCATGGTTATAACATGACACAGGTAGCATTATCAGTAGATGCAGATGTAAAGATTGTTTTTGTTAGAGTTGCAAATATTACAGCACTTGGAAACTCTGGAATAACAACAAATACTTTATCTTTAGGAATGGACTGGGTATCTAAGAATGCTGCTAAGTATGGAATTGATGCAGTATCAATTAGCCAATCTTCAAATTCAAAAAATAATATTGATGCATGCTCTGGTACTGGAGAACTAAAAGATGTTGGTCTTCGTGCTATTAACGCTGTATCACTACTAAATCTATCTAGCATTCCAGTATTTGCAGGCACTGGAAACAACTCTAATGCAAAGAGCATTGCTCCAGTTGGCTTCCCAGCATGTATAACTGAGGCTATTGGAGTAGGCGCAGTCCGTCCAAACCTTACAGAACTTGCACCCTATACTAATAGGGGGCTTGGCCTTGATGTAATTTCTTTAGGTACAGCAGATACAAAAACATATAAAGGACACGTTGTGACCCTAAGTGGGACATCTGTTTCTACAGCAATCGCAGCAACTTCATATGTAAAAAATAAAGGATCTAAAACATTTGTTGATTTTTCAAAAAGTCTTTTAAATGTTTTGGGATTTCCATATATAACTAAGTAATGTATTGAGTCCTAGGCATGACTAAAACTGCCTGCCTTGCCCTATAACTCAGTTGGTAGAGTGCCGAACTGTTAATTCGGATGTCCCTGGATCGAGGCCAGGTGGGGCAGCGTGATATAATAGAAGCACATGTCAATAAGGAGGCATATCATGGCAGCAAAAGGTAGTTTAGAAGCAATTATAGAGGTTGCAAAGAAAGAAGTGGGCACAATTGAAGGCCCTAAAGATAATGAAACAAAGTATGGTAAATGGACTGGAATGAATTTTCAACCATGGTGTCAATCATTTGTTTCTTGGTGTGCATTCACATCAGGATTAAACCCAAAGAAGTATCCAAAGTCTGCATCAACAGTAGCAGCATCAGATTGGTTTAAAAAGAATGATCGTTGGTCAGATGCTCGTAATGATGACCCAACTCCTGGAGACTGGATTTATTTTGATTTTCCAGATGATGGTGTAAATCGTATTTCACATGTTGGTATTTGTATTAAGAATAATGGTGATGGAACTATTCAAGTTATTGAAGGAAACACTTCAGGAACTGCAAAGGGAGATCAGCGCAATGGCGGAATGTGCGTAGAAAAAACTCGTGCATATGTTAAGAATAATAAAAAGAAGTTGCTCAATGGAATTGTTGGTTGGGGCCGTCCAGTTTATGCTGGCGAAGAAGATGCACCACTACTAAATAAAGTTGCAGTCCCTGCACCTGCAGTAAAGAAAGCACCAGCAAAGTCTGCTAAACCAGTAGTAAAGAAAGTAAAGTAAATGGAATCAACTAAAAGAACACTACTAAAAACAGCAAGTTGGGAAACTTTTCACCTTGTTGGTGTAGCAGGTGTCATTTATTTATTTACTGGTGAATGGGAGTACGCAAGTCTTGGTGCTCTACTTTATATTGGTTGGGAAGCCATTGGTTACTTCCTACATGAAAGAGTTTGGGCAAGATTTGGAAAGAAGGTAAAGTAATGCGTATTAAGATTATTCGTTTTGTTGTCAAAACACTTGGATATGAATGGCTTGGAGATGAACTAAATCTTCCAGTTTGGTATGTAAAAGAAAAGAAAAAATCTAAATAAATGTCATCATACGAATACGACTGTATGCCTTGCGGTAAAAGATATACAAAAGAAAGATCTATTAAAGAAAATGATCCAGGGTATAATTGCGAAACTTGCAATATGCCCTTGGTTCGTGTATACTCTAATGTAGGAGCAGTATTCAACGGTAGTGGATTTTATTCCACAGATAACAGAAAGCGGTAGTATAATGTTTACAATGATTAAAGATGAAATAAAGCAAGATTGGCTTCTATCACCTTTAGATCGATGTGATAAATGTAATGCTGAGGCCTTGGTTAAGGTTACAGGCATAAATGGAGACATTCTATTTTGTGGTCACCACTATAATAATGTAATGTCTACTCCAGAAGGATACAGCAAGATGATGTCTTTTATGATCAGTATCATTGATGAACGAGAAAAACTTGTTGAGAACAAGTCTAAGGGTAAGGATTACTAATGTATGAATATTATGTAAGAAAAGTAGAGAATGTAGTAGATGGAGATACCATTGACGTTCTTATTGATTTAGGGTTTGATATCTTGTTTGCATCCCGTGTAAGATTGGCTGGTATTGATACCCCTGAGTCTCGCACAAAGGATCTTGCTGAGAAGGCTCTTGGTCTAGAAGCCAAGGAATACCTAAAGAAGTCTCTGAAGGATGCTAAGTCTGTCATCATTAAGACTGAGAAGATGGACTCATCTGAAAAATATGGTCGCATTTTAGGCTGGGTATATGTAGACGGGAACACAGTATCTCTTAATGACATGATGATCAATGATGGTTATGCTTGGGGATATCTTGGAGATACCAAGGTTAAGGATTTTAAAGCACTTGCTAAGGCAAGAGCCAAGTCAGGTAAGTAGTGAGTCTACAGACGGACGCTTTGCTTGAGCATTTAATGCTTCAGGGTGCCGTAGAATTTCAGGGTATAGATGAAGTAACTGGAGAAATGCTATATACAATAACTGATAAGTTAAAGGAAGTAAGTCCTGATATATACGATCAACTTAAAGATCAGTATGAGCATCACATGTTCCAATTGATAGATCAGGGTCCAACAAGAATGACATGGAGAGTACGCTAATGAACTTTAAAGATGAAGATGATGCTATAGACCAGTTGATTTTGTCAGGAGCCCTTGAGGTTGCTGGTATAGATATTGAAACAGGTGAGCCAATGTATAACTTTACAGACAAGTTAGTTGAGGTTAGTCCAGAACTTCATAATGAAGTTTCTACATATTTTTCTCGTGAAACCATGTCTTTATGGAGCGAAGGATTTTTAAATATGGATGTGACAGAAAAAAATCCAATGGTCACCCTGACAGAAAAAGCGTTAGATGATGAAGAATTGTCAAAACTAAGTAAAGAAAGCCAAACAACTTTAAAAGAAATAATTAGGGTTATTTCTTCAGATAAGTAGTATAATTGTTCTGGAGGAACTATGGAATATTTTCTTGGATCGGCAATAACTTTGATAGCCATGTTTGTAACAACAAGGCTTATTTCTTATAATAAACTGGATAAGAAAAACAATATGCCCAGGTATAGTCAAAGTAGTATTCACATGTTGATTCTTCCTTTGCTTCCAGAAATTAAAAAATATAAAAAGAAAATGATTACTCAGTCTAGTAAGCATGAAGAGAGAACAAATATAAAAGTTGTTATTTTTGACAATAAAGCATACTTTGTAAAAGATGGAACCTTCTATTGTGCAGAAATGAACGGAACTGAAATAGACGGAGCCAATGCAACCCTAGTTGACACAATGGGTATGGATAAGATACAATTAGATAAGATGTTGTTCATAATGGATCAACTTAGAGATGGGAATAAAAATGATAGTGGGGATTCAAGGAACTAGTAGTTTTGATGACTACCAGGTTTTTCTTAGAGCCATGGCAGTAAGCATGTCTTCTTTAAGTGAAGAGGATCCATACTTCTACTTATATTCTGCAGGACCAGCAAACATTAACTCTATGGCGATGGAGTTTGCAAACTTATCAGAGCGAGGACTAAAGGCTCGTGGGAAAGGCATTAAATATAAACCTGTTCCACCTTTGTGGATATCAGATAATATTTTAGACTTAAACTATTTTGCCTTTTTAAGTAAAGAAAAAGAACAGGTCTCAAGGCTTGTGGATGAAGCAAAAACAAATAATGTCGAATACGGCATTTTTAGATACTAGGAGAGAATGATGCAAATCAATTCATTAGAACAAATGGAAAAAATTGTAAAGGAAAATAAAACTTTACTTTGGGATGGCTGGACAGTAGTTAACTCTTATCCTTCTGAGAAGGGTAGAACAGCCCCACAGGGGGCATTTGTGGATGGTAAGTGGCATCTACAGCGTCGGTTTGTGCCTTCTACGAACGGATGGGATATACCAGACAAGTTTGTGAGTTAGTATGCCAAAGCATGAATGGAAAGATGAAGCATTATGCTTAGAATATGATACAAACTTATTCTTTGAAAAGTATGAAGATGATGAACTACTAAGGCCAGCAATAGAAAAGTTATGCTCTAACTGTCCTGTTTCAAAGATGTGTTTTGCTGTTGGCGTTTCACAAAAAGAGTGGGGTGTATGGGGCGGAGTTTATCTTGAAGGTGGACAATTGTCTAAAGAATTTTCAAAGCATAAGTCTAAATCAGACTGGGCAAATACTTGGCAAAGACTAACAACGGAGCAATAAAATGTATACAGATTCAATGAGGCGAGCATTTCGATCAATAAAAGGTCCTGATGGATTTCAACTTCAGATCATTGATCATGACAATTTTTTAACAGTAAAAGCAAGTGAAAAACAATTTATGAGTCTTTCTGGAGAAGAAAGAAAGCAGGCTGTTGAGTACATGATTCGCACAAAAAAAGCCCTTGAGGAAAATGGAGCAATTGTTTTATTAGTTAGAGAAGGCGGTAAAGAATTATGATTGAGTTTGTAGCATTTGCTTTATTTATTATATTATTTTTTATTTTAATATTTAAAAATGTACAGTTAAAAGTAAAACTTTCTTCAACAACTTTGGAACTTATAAAAGCCCACTTAGATAAGACGATACTGTCTGAAAAGTTGTTAGAGTTATCAGATAAAAAAAATAAATTAGAAGACCCATCATCAGAAGCATTTTTAAAATTTGTTTCAGATTCTAGAGATTGGGCTTATCAATATATAGAAAATGTTCAAACCTCATTAAATAAGTTTATTACTGATATTGAGCCTGAAGTGGTATATTTTGATGCATATGGAGACCTAATGGGGGCAGAGCCTAACTACAATTCAATGAAGAAAATTTCTGGGGCATATAAAGAACTAAAGAAATTGCTACCAGAAGATCATGAAAATTTGTAAACATGAAAATTTATCTTTTTACATCTAACATTGAACTTATAAAAGAGTTAGAGTTAATAGGTCTTGATGGAGTACTTCATACATACAGTGCCAACCATGATAGTGCATTTTTATCAATTATAAAACAAATGCCAGAAACAAATATTAAACATATGGTTGCAGTTAGACCCTACAATATATCTCCACAACTTCTTTCTCAAATAGGAAAAACCTTTAATAATTTATTTTGTAAAAATATATTACAAATAAACTTTGTAACTGGTTGGACCAAAGAAGAGGAAAAAGATTGTGGAGGAATTGTTGGGCCAGTAAATGATTCTTCAGAAAGAGCAGAAAAATCAAAATATCTACAAGAATACATACATGTCTTAGAAAGTATGGATCATCATGGATTAGACTATTATGTTTCAATTACTAACAACTTTGCATTTGATGTAGCAGCAAAATATAATAGTAAAATGATAATTGACTACTCTCATTTTGAAGAAAATAGGTACGATATTAAAAACAAAAAAGTTATGGTAATGATGCCCCACACTGCTAGTGATGGAAGCCTTTTTAGCCATGAAGAACTTTTTAGCAGAATGGAAGCATTAAGCATAAATGGGGTACAGGAGGTTATATTTCCTGGAGGGGATCAAGGCGCAATAGACCACACGATAGGATTTATTAAAAAATATAATAATATACCAGAATCTACTATGGTAAAATAGATACATGATAGTCCTTAAGCACACCAAAAATCTTAACTTATTTATATGTGAAGAAGAGTTGTGCCAGGATGAAAGTACACAGATTTGGGCAAGTTCTGAAAGTAGAATTGCTGATCTGTGTGATTTACATTATAGTCAAGTAAAAAATATCCTATAGGAGGAAAAAATGACACATCACAACGAAAAAAGTTCACAGATTAAAGCAGTACTAGCATCATACGGAAGATCAGTTCTTGGTGCAGCGATTGCTCTTTACGCTGCAGGTGTAACAGATCCACAGACACTTGCTTATGCATTGCTTGGAGCCATAGTGCCCGTAGCATTGAGAGCAGTCAATCCTAACGACAAGGCGTTTGGCAAGTTGCCATCAGTCGAAGAGGTAGATACAGCAGTCAAGGCTGCCAAAGTAATTAAAAAGGCACCAGCAAAGAAGGCAGCAGTAAAAAAGAAGTAGTATAATAGATACTATTCCGCTATGAGACTTTAAAAAGTTTTACAACGGATGTTCCCTTGATGGGAAAGTTAGCAGGAGTTGAATCTTCGTGGCTAATAGACCTGAGCAGTCGTCTATAAACTGCTCATTTCTTATGCTATAATA